TTTTTGGGGGCCGGCCACCCACCAACCGGGAAGACAACCGGGCTCTCGCAAAGCTCTAGTAGCGTTCGAAGGTGAAATGCCGATGCGTTTGCGGCTTCCCCGCACACCGACCAGGGGAAAACAACGGCGCAGAAGGTCCCCGCCACTTACCCGCATGCCCGTACCGGGCGTTCACTCGCTTCGTCACTTCCTCTTTGCCAAGCGACGAACAAACAACTACACACCAGGGCGTCTCACCCAAAACCACCAACTCAGGCATNCGGCAGCTACCGTCCTCTGGCTAGGGGCCGGGGTTGACCCACCATCCTCACGTGATGATCATTGGCCTTGAGTTGTGTCTCTGCGAGCTCGCTCCCGGGCCTCGAGCGCCTCGCTGAGGAGTGCCCTGACTGTGGCGGCGCGGGTCTTGTCGGTGCGCCTCGCCTCTACGTCGATGCGGATCAGTAGATCGTCGCCGACGGCCACCGGCGGTAGCAGGGCGCCGATGGCAGGTCGGCCGGGGCCACGCCCCGACCGGCGGCCATCATCGCTGGTCATCGACGTCCTCCTTATCGGTGATGATGTGCCGGGCGGTGCTGGTAATGTTGGTCATGACATCCTCCAACCGATGGGATTTCCGATATCNNTAATGTAGCACGCCAGGCATGGGATGTCAATATTGAAAACTGTCTGGCGTCGGGGCCCCGGGGCGGCGTTGCCTCGGGGCCCAATGGGGGGAGCCCCTAATGCTCGATGTCTAGACCAGCTGCCACACGCATCCGCCAGCCGTCAGCTCGTACAGGATGTTCGAGCACCGCTGGTTGTTGCGCGGCATCGTGACGGTCCACTGCTTGGCGAAGCGGTCCCAGCGGCCACCAATGCTCTTGATGAGATCGCGATACTTGTAGGTGTTGCCCCGGATCGCGATGCGCTCGCCGCTGATCTGCCGGGCCACGTGGTACCCGTACGCGCTGCTCCACTCGCTCATTGCTGGTCTCCTCTCGCGCCGATGGGATTTCCGATATCGATAATGTAGCGCACTGGGGGAGGGTTGTCAACATCGAAAAACCATTTGGTGTTGGGGTTCCGGGGCGACGTCGCCTCGGAACCCCAACGGGGCGCTAGTAGATTAGGTGCTCGATGTCGTCTCGCTCGAGCTGCTCGCTCAGCTTCTGCATCCACTCCGGCGGCTGTTCGGCGTCGCCCACCCCGGCCACGGCCGACCAGACACCGTCGGTGACCCCCGGGATGACCCCGAGGACTTTGCCGGCCCGGAGCTGCAGGGCACCGGCCGTGAGGTTGGCGGCGAGGGTCCACGTGTACATGCATGCCTCCAGTTCTCTCGTTGATCTGGCGGATGGGATTTCCGATATCGATAATGTAGCACCCCGGGTAGGGGATGTCAATATTGGAAACCGTCTGGTGTTGGGGCCCCGAGGCGCCCCTGGCACGCTCACCAGGGGCCGTCGCCAAACCGGGCCGCGCACGCCCAGGCCAGATCCAACTTCGCCCGGTCGATCGCCATCGTCGCGTCGAACAGCTCATCGAAGGTGTTGCCGGCCGACTGCGCGACCAATGCCGCCTCCAACAGCCCCCAGCCGGCTTCAGCGATGCCCGGGTCGGTTGACTCGATCGCCACGCTGGCGATCGCCACGTACGTGCCCGGCTCGGCCCGGCCTTCGCCCGTGGCGGCCCGGCAGACCCACCTGTCGTTGGCCGTGGTGTCGGACGGGGTCGGCGTGGACGGACCGGTGGACGGGCTCGACGCCGCGGACGGACCGCCCGTCAGGCTGGATAGGAGCGTAACGGCCACCCCGGCCATAACAGCGGCGACCAGGGCGGCGACAGTCGCCGCGACCCACGGCCAGATCACGCGCCGACCGGGCGGGGCAGACGGCTGGACGGACGGCTGATCAGATGTAGTCATGGCTGCTCCAAGGAGATCGAAGGTGTCGGGGATCGTTGACGCCCTCTGGCGTCTGGCCTAGGCGTCGAGCAGTAGGGGCCTCCCCATCGGGGCCCCGGGGCCTAGTGCTTGTTCACAGACCGCTCGCGTCGCCTCTGCTTGACGGCCTCGGCGAGCGCCTGGCGTGCCGCCTCAGCTGCGGCGGCAGCCTCCCGGCCGCCGACGACCTCCAGCACATGCTGGGCCACCTGCCACTCTCTCGCGAGCTGTTGGATATCGGACATGGTCGACCTCCCCCTGGTGATCTGATTTCGGTCTGTCGCGGTCAACGCTCGCCCAGCGCCTTAAGCAGGCTCATCCGGTCAATGCCGGCTCGCCGCGCCGCAGTCGCCTTCGGGGTGCCGTCGGCGACCAGCATGACGGCGATCTGCTCGGCGGCCACGTAGGCCTCCCGCGCCCGCCGCCGCGCGACGATCAGCGCCCGTGCCGCATCCTCGGGCGTGGTCGCCCCGAGCAAGTACTGCACGGCCGCTGTTAGGGCGGCGTCACGCTCCGGCTGCTCGTCGGGGTCCGAGTACCGCGCGGCGATGTCCGCCGCCACGACGCGGAGGCGGTCGATCTGCTCAGGGGTGAGCTCGTCAGCGGCCGGACCGAGCCACTCCATCAGGTCGTCGCTGCGCTGCATCGGGCTACTCCTCGTCGTCGAGATCCGGGCAGCAGCCGTGCAGGCAGGGCAGGGCCTCGCCGCCGACGCTGCGTGCGAAACGGTTACCCTCGGGGGTGCGGTGCGCCTCGGGGGCGTGGTAGATGGTCATCTCGCTCGCGGCCTGCCGGTACAGGGCTGAGGCGTAGCCTCGGCGCTGGTGCTTCTGTAGGGTCTCGACCTGCATGATCTCGCCGGTCTCCATGTCGACCCACAGTTCCGAGACGGTTTCGCCGTCGATGACGAGGGCCCAGTGGTGCATGGGCTCGTCGCGCTCGCTGTAGCGGGCGATGTCCCGGATGATCTGCCACTCACTCATGTAGAGCAGTCTACAGTATTGATGTGGGCTTGTCTAGCGATAAGCCGCCCCACCCGATCGGGTGGGGCGGCTTATCGCGGGCAGCCGTCTAGCGCGTCGAGATCAGCGGAAGAGGTCAATGCTTCCCCACCCCCTCCGGCAGACTCTCAAGAACAGGAAAATCCTGGAACGCGCTCGGCGCAAGCTTCCGCAACTCCGCAAGAACCCTCTTCGCCACCTCGTAAAACTCCAAGTCAGCAAGCGGTTCCCCCTCTTCGCTGACCTCTAGCCGCTTTCGCAGCATCTCCCGCCACGCCCGCAAATTACCCGTCACCACAATCCGAGTTTCCATTCCGCCCGGCAGCACACCCCGCGCCGCTTCTCGCACCCGCTTACGCGGCAGCCCCTTCCGCGTAAGCTCAGCAGCGATAGCCTCATAGGCGCGGCCAGCAACCCGCCAAACTTCCTTGATCAACTCGTGTTCCCGTGCGGTCAACAGCCGCCATGTAGGGTGTGCCACAAGCCCAAGCCCTTCTTGGGGTGGATCAACATAGCGTTGACTGATCTCCGAAAAGCTCAAATGCCGGTGGCGGATCAGCTCGTGAGTGAAATTCCGAGACACCCCAGCGATGTAGAACGTCACAGACGCATGTTCGAAAACCGAACCGTGCCCCTTGTCGATCAAGTTGGCGAGGTAGCCGGCGTGGCGGGCGGTGGCGGGGTTCGGGCGGGCGAACGAAGATTTCCCGTAGCAGTTCCGCCCTGCTTGTTGAATGACTTCCTCCACCCTAGGCACAGTATCCTCAGGGTGAGGCACATATCCGGGGATGTAATCGATGTGTGCCGTGTGGGCGATAACTTTAACCAGCATTCGTGTCCTTCGTGTTGCTGTGTTAGTTGGCTAGAAGCGAACTCGCCAAAGGCCCCACGGCTCTGTGGGGCCTTTGTGCATCTGCCGGTGATAGGGGCTCTTCAGCCGGGGGGCCGGATCGCCTCAGGTAGCCGCGACGGGTCGATGTCGTGCACGTGGGGGCGGGATGCGATCTGGTCGGCGGCCACGTCAAGGCGCTTCGCGCCGGACTCGTCGCGCAGGTGCTCGGTCAGGTGCAGGCGGACGCCGGTTGAGTCGCACGTGATCGCGAACGTCTGGGCGATGTTGTCGGGGTCGTGGCCCAGCTCGCGAACGAGGGTGACTATGGCCTCGCGGTCGGCGGGGGTCAGGTCACGGTTGGCGTTGTAGCGCCTCAGGTAGCTCATCGGGGCTCCTGTTCGTCAGTGGTAGGGCTTAGGGCCAGAGGCCAGGTCGAAATCATCGAACAGCAGTTGTTTAGGGTGCCTGGCTGCTTTGGGGGGGTCCGTCGGCCACACCCCGGGCAGTAGGCGACGCCTCATCCATGGACTACGCCAATACACGGCACCAGTTTTCAGGAGCCGGCCAACAGCATCTAGACACTCCTGAGCACTGATCCACATGCCGGTGCGCTCGTACACCACACTAGGGGTGACCACGGTGCCCTTACGGTCACCACGCCGCACCGTCTCCCACACAAGACGATCAATGTCAGGGGTGTTACTCATCGTTGAATCCCCTCCACCCCCGAAGGCTAGGGTTGCTGATCTTTACAGGGTTGGTAGACTTGGGGTTGCTCTCTTGACGCCGGGCGAGTGAGCTGCCCCATCCCGGGTGACAGTCGCCCATCACGTCCGGACACCCCCACTATAACAACCCCACCAGTTGTGCACAAGGCCGGGGTTGCAGCCTATAGTCGGCGAAAGCACAGTGAGCCGTGCCGGTAGAGACGCCGGCCCCACCATCGGCAGCAGACACCACTCAGGCCACGGCGTCGGCGGGTGGGCGCGCAGCGCGTCCAGCGCCAGCCAGATACCCGGGTAGCGGGTCTCCACCTCGGCAACAAGGGTGTGGGCACGGTCAAGCGCCACCCGTGCCGACCCAGCAATTCGGTGAAGATCATCAAACAAGAGGCCCCCAAGTAGGTGATTTGCAGAGACCAGAGGTACCTCAAATCACCTAACGAGCCGAGCGTTGGCCCTGCTGGCCGGTGATTCGGATAGCAATCGGGTCTCGCTGCCGCCCAGCAGCCATGATCTTTTGGACGGCTTGTTGAGTGGGTATCCCCGTCGGTTTGGTGAGCGCGCTTTGCGTCATACCAGTTTGACGCAGCTCGTACCCCCGCTCGGCGGTTAACGCTTTGCTGACCTGCCAGTAAGCCTGCTGCAAGATCTGCTGGTTGCGGGTGATCTTGTGGTAGCGGTCAAGGTGGGCTCGGGGGGTGTCCTCGTCTGCCGGTGGGGGCAGTAGGCGGGTGAGTAAGTCGACGACGCAGGCTTCCACTTCGTGGTTCGTGTGCATGACTACTCCCGAGATGTAGCCAACCCCAACACCAGGGCCGGCGGGGTGCCCCCACTATATGCAACCCGACGGGTTGTTGGCGGGGGTGGGGTATCAGAGGGGTGAGGGTTCAACGGTTCCTCAACCCCCGGTCAACCTGGGCCGGGGATTTTCACTCCCCCCCTTGCGATGCAAGACCTGTCTTGCATATGATGGGGGTGTCACCTCAGACGGGGTAACACCCCACACGAGAACAGGAGAGAGTCCTATGGCCATCAGGCGAATGCTGCTGTCGTCGGGGATAGAGGCCGGCGTCCCCCCGGCGTGGATCATCGTCGATGATCAGGACTGCGCTGAAGCCGGTGTCGAGTTTTTCCCCGACGACGAGCCTAAGGACGCGGTCCGCCGGCTGATCGAGACCAAGCAGCTGCCGGAGGGAAGCCGGTTCGTTGGCGTGGAGGAGCTGTACAGCCCGCATGGGTGGCAGCACCCCGATTGGTCGGACTGCTACCTGATCGAAACCCCGGACACCCCGTAGGCTCTCACAACAGTCCGCCCCCACCGTCGGGTTGCGGTGGGGGCGGACTGTTGTGATCATTGTGGACGGGATACAATGCTCACCAGCACCTTTGATTTCGGAACGGCTTTTTAGCGTTGGGCTCTTGGTAGTGATGCTGATGAGCCCACTCATCCCACCGCCGAATCGCCGCCACATACTCAGCCTGCTGCTGTCTCGCAGCAGCAGCAAGCACCTCCTGCCGACGCTGCTCACGGCCCCATGGCGTAAACCACCACAAGCGAGACCAGAGCTGCATACGCCACATACCGCGCCTCCCCGGGTGACAGCGCTGCTCTAGCTACACATCGATCGCACTCGCGAGACTACCAGCACCGTGAGTAACACAGTGTCGGCAACCATACAGACAGTCGTCACCGAGTATGCTATAAGCGCAGCTCATCACCACGTCGGTTACATCCCGTAAACAACGGATGGTCACCGAACGTAACACTACATGGTGGTCAATGCCTTAAACCCGACACAGACCTTCTGTAAACAATGTCCGATTGTCTAACGAAAACCATCCCAGCGGACGACACCCCACCATGAACAGCCTACTATGGTGAGTCACCACTATGATCGTCTAGCAGGTAGATACAGCAATTCCCCCATGGCAACCACAAAAAGATCAACCATGCTGTAAAACCATCGTTAACCACACTCCAGTAGAGGTCACGCGATGACAGCCATAAACAAGATCCCCAACAAAACCCGCTACACCCGAGCGCTCTACTTCGCTGTCCTCAGCGTCACCACCTACACCGCCACCTTCGCAGCCCACATCCCCCACTGGCTCAACCAACAAAACTGGGCACCCCCAACAGCGCTCGTCATCCTCACCACCACCCTTGCCACCGTTTTCCTCCTCATCGCCCACCGCGAATGGGTAACCGAAAACATCCGACACCACATCAACAAAAAATTCGACACCCTCACCCGCCAACTCACCAACACCGTCAACGAAGCCTGGTTCCTCGGCTGGGGACGAGGCATCAGGGATGCTGTCACCGACAGCATCCCTGACAACGTGGTGCCCCTCCGACGTGACCTGACAGACACGCCTAAACAGACGGCCTACCCGGAATAATCCGCACCGAATCCGGATCAAACCCCGGACCCATCCGCTTCACAGGCAAAAGGATCACCCGCACCCCGAAAGCCTGCATGATCGCCCGTTTTTGAGTGACCGTACGGCTCGCCCACTTCTCGGCAGCCAACTCCCCTACCGAATCCAACGCGATATCCAAATGCGGAGTAGGACGGCACTTTTCCGCCATCCTCTCCGCATGCTCCAACTCAGGACGAAGCTTCATGTTGATGATCCGCAACTGTTCAGCATCAATAACTCCCTCCGCATACTGCATCGCAGCCGTCGCCATCCGCGACCGAATCGCCTCAGCTTCTTTCAAATAACGCGTCATTTCTTCGTTCGACCCTGACAAAAGGTCAAGCACATCCTCCCGACTCAACAAGGCGATCATGTAAGCTTCGACGTAAGCATCAACATATTCTTGGTTCCGGCCAACGCAGCCCCGATCACACTGGTAAAGAATCTTTCTCACCACACCAGGTTTCCCATCCGGGCCACGCAGCACCTTATATCCCTTAGGCGCGGTTCGTAGATACGCCCCGCAGCCCTCCACCCCGCATTCACCGATACCCCACGTCAACAAATGGCGACGGGCCCCCGGCCGTTCCAGCAACGGGTGTTTGTTTTTCGACAGCAACGCCACAACCCGATCATGTTGATCACGGTCAACGATCGGGGGCCACGCAGCGGGCAACAACCGCTCATCCGGACGTCCCCGGTGATAAATGCGGAACCCGATGTTCGCAGGACGCATAGCGATCTTACGGACGCTGGTTTTGCTCCACCGGGTCCCCTCAGCATCCTGACTGTAGCTACGGTGAGCACGCCGCCAACCCGCGCCCGGAGCTGGCACACCACGCCTGTTCAAGTCCTCGGTGATCGACCGCAGCGACTCGCCGGCGAGAATGCGTGACACGATCTCCCGCACGATCGGCGCAGTCTCGGGGTTTTCTACATCCCGCCAGCTGATAACCCGCCCCCGAGTGTCGTGCTCGTACACTCTCCGCCACCCGTAGAGAGGCATCCCATTCGCACGCCCCTCCTCGGCACGCTCCAGCGCGGCAAGCCTGATCCGCTCAGCTTTGATCTCGCTTTCGGCCGTGTCGTGTTCACCGAGGATCCCGGCAAGCATCCGCCCGGACGCCGAGGTGAGATCCAACTCCGGTCCTTTGACCGGCAAGATTCGAACCCCGAGCTTGCCGAGTAGCTCGATGCCGTGGGCGCGCTCAACCCGGTTACGCCAGAGCCTGTCTGTGTGGCGGACGATGATCCGGCGTTGCGCGCCGGTGGGATTGGGTGCAGAGACAGCTGTGATGAGGGCTTGATAGCCGGGCCGGTGCGAGCCGTCATGTGCGCTGATGTCGTTGTCGAAATACTCACCGGCGATACGTGACGGGCCATGTAGACGCGAAAAGTCGCGGCATTCCCGAAGCTGCCGGTTGACGCCTTTCTCTAGCTCTAGCTCGTCTTCGCTGATGCGGGCATAGATGTAGTCCTCATACACGCCTCACCATCATATTCTTCCCTGAGATCCCCCACTATTCCCGGGGGGGGCTTAGCGCTGAAGACTTTTCTTGCTGGGGGTGCCCTCGGGAGACGCAGGCGAGGGGGCTAGCCGACGGATGACTCTCGACGCTGGTGATCATCGCTGGTGTGGGGTGTTGTGGAGCGGCTCCGGTCACGCCGCCAAAGCAGATATTCCAGGATATAGCGTTTCTCGCTGGCGGGGATTCGAGGATCGGTGAACACATCCACGATCTCGGCAAGATCTGGGGATAGTGATATTGATTGGTTGACTTCTTCTCGGGTGATGAATCCGAGCGCTATTGCGGCGTCGATGGATGATATGCCGAGAGCTTTGCATACTTTCCTGAATTGTACCGGGTCGGGTGTTTGAGAGCGTCCGGATTCGTATCGGATGATGGTTTGTCGGTCGACGCCGGCTTCTTCGCTGAGTCGTTGTTGGCTCCATTGCCGACGGTGGCGGGCTGTGCGGATGAGCGCTGCTATCCGCTGTCCGAGGGTGTCCCTGATCTCTCGTGTCATGGTGACAGGGTACGGACTGGGGCTGTTTACACGATACAGGCCAGAGGTGTTTGTGTTCTCGATTAGTGGACTGGTGTGGGGGTTGTTGCTGGTCTGATACATGATCCTTTCCGAGGGTTGGCGGGTGGGGGTGGCGGTAAGTTCACTAGTAGCACCTTCTTGGCTGTGTTGCGTAGTTTAGCCATCGCATAGATCGTTGTGCATGAGTAGGTGAGTTAGGAAATTCACGTTGTCGGTCGACGACGTCTTACTCAATCGGTGGGCTCTGCCGTGGTTGTTTGATGGCCTCTTGCCATGGTGGGGCACGTAATCCCCTGGTCTGGATGACCAGATCGGACAGGTGGGCTGTTCCTCTAGTTTTTTTCGACCGGGGCTTGCGTCGCATGTTTGCGACACGCTACGATGGTCGCATGCAAGCGACACAGCGGAGGTTCCGGCGGGATGTGTTCGAGCACCACGCCCGGGCACGCGGAGCCACCACCGTCGCAGAGCAGGCCGCGCGCATCGGGGTAAGCCGAGGACACCTCTACAAGATCCTCAACAATCAGCACGCCCCAGGCATCAAAACCCTAGACAGGATAGAAACCTTTCTGGGGGTGCCGATCGACCAGTTCTATCCCCGCGTCGAAAGTGAGGCCGTATGATCCAAAAGATCAATCACCGGTATGTGTTCACCGATCCCGAATTTCGGAGAAAGATCGAGGAACGCGCCCGGAAAACCGCGAAAGAATGGCCAGCCCTCACACCCCAACAGCGTGCAAGACTGGCCAGTCTCCTCAACGGCCCCGGCACTGTCGTTCCGATCAACCGGCGTCTAAACACCCACTTCCCGCCGTTGATCGACCGGAACGCAGCCTAGGCCACCCCAACAACCCGCTAAGGAGACAACACGATGATAACGGATCACCAGCAGCGGCATCCGCAGCCAATGCGGGGCTGTCGGCAGTGCCCGCAGAGCGAAATGTGTGGCCAATGCGGCCTTCCAGTCCCCGAGTGCCGGCACCGCACCGGAGCATCATCCCGTGGAGGCGATCCATATGAGCACCCCTACAGACCGTGACGAGTCGATGCTGTGGCTCGCCTCTCCCTCTCCGCAGGGTGAGCTTCCGATTCGGGGGCTGTCTGATCTGGAGATCCACCTGACATCCGACTACACCGTTGAGGTCACCCATCGGGATGCTCCGCACATGGTGTTGTGGTCGGGAGACATCCCCGATGCGTGTGAGCTGGCCCGCCAGCTTCTGTCGGTGGTCGCAGCCGCCACGTCTCGCAGCTCGCCTAGCACGCCACGTCTAGTGGCGTAGCCCACCAACCCAGCAGGGGGGCGGTGGGCGGTCTCCCTCCAGTTGTGCCCACCGTCCCCCCCATTTTTTCTGTGCCCCTCTCGCCTTGAGGAGCTTCAGATGGACATTTTCACTGATGTGGTGTTTTTGGCGCAGTACACGTTCGCTCTGTTGTGGGCGTGTGTTGGCGCGTTGATCGGTGTTTTCGCGTTGCTGTTCTACCAAGAGACCACTGATCCGAGTTCGCCGAGTGTGCGGCGTGCGGCGCGGCGGGGTGGTCGGCATCGTGCGTCGCGGGTTCCGCGTGCCGCGTTGCCGGCGGCTTCCCCCGCTGAGATCGAGTCTGCGCAGCGTTCCGAGTTTGTCCGCTACTAGCCCCCCTGGTGTGACGGTGATGACCTCTCTCGACCTGTTGACCATTCTTGTTTCGATTGCCCGTATCGGCATGATCTGGGGTTTTCTGCTGGTGTTGGCTGGTCTTGTGGGGCTAGCCGTAGTGGGCCGGCACCGCATGGTGTGGCTGCTGCGTCCGCTGCTGCGCCGGTTTGGTGTGCAGGTGGCCGACGAGCTGGGGTCTGCCGATGACCAGCTTGGGGAGGTGCCGCCTGTGGTAGCGGAGGCGATGCGGTCTCGCCAGTATCGGGCGCGGCATCGCCGCCAGCCGCGCTGGAGGTCGATGCGGTGGCGTGGCCGTACCGAGGCGGGTCGGTGCATTGACTGTGCGGCGTCTGCCCGGGTGATCGTGGTGCCGGTTGAGCAGGAGCCGGTGACCCAGATCCTGCCGGTGACGGATGCATCGCCGGATGCGACGGTGTGGATGTCTACTGCGGGCACCACAGCGGTTTTGCCTCGTGTGGATCAGCGGTAGCTAGTCGTGCCCCGCCGGTGTGACTGTTCGTGGTGGTCACGCCGGCGGGGCTTGTTTTTGGAGTTTGGCGAGGGTGTCGAGTGCGGTGCGGGCTTGCTCGTACCAGTCGGGGTTGACGACGACCGCAGCAAACACCCCATGTCGCGTGATTTTTGTGTGTTTGTTGAGAAATTGGGCGTTGTTGAGGATTGTGGCCCAGTTTTCGCGGGCCTGTTGAGCCGTACACAGCATGCAAGAGTTGTCTTGCGTTTTACTAGCCATGCCAGTAGCATACGACCTGTAAGGTCCGACAGGTCCTTACAGACCGCCGTGTGGAGTGATTGATGTCCAAGTACGTGCTGCAAACCCGTAAGCCAACCGGCCGTGTCCCGCATCCGCTAGGAGTGGTCGAAGGTGGAGACAAGACCGGTAAGTCGTGGGCAAGCATCGCCCTTACTGCTGACCCGCGAATCGGTAGAGCCTTCCTGATCGACGTCAACGAAGGCTCGGGTGACGAGTACGGGGCGATCCCGGGCGCTAACTACGAAATCGTCGAACACGACGGCAGCTTTGAGCAGATCTACTACGCCACCCTGGAAATCCGGAAGATCGCCGAGCAGGCAGAGCGGGCTGGCGAACCCCCGGTCTTGCTGATCATCGACAGCATCACGAACGTGTGGGAGCTGCTGAAAGCCATCGCCGACAAAAAAGCCCGTGAGCGTGCTGAGAAGAAGGCTCGCGAACAAAAGCGGTACTGGCGTCCGGATGTTGAGGTGACTATCACCCCCGACATCTGGAACAAGATCAACGGGCAGCATCGGCTGTTGATGCAGAACCTGACGACGTTCCCGGGGATCGTGATCCTCACCGCGCGGGGGAAAGACGTTGCCGCGATGGACGAAAATGGGCGTCCGATCGCGGGAACCCGTGAATACAAGGTGGAGGCTCACAAGAACCTGCCGTACGAGGCCAGTTTTTGGGTGCGGCTCAGCCGGGAGCACCCGCCGACGCTGGTAGGGGCTCGTTCTGTGCGGGCTGGTGTTCGCCCCGGTATTGACAAACCGATGGTGTTGGAGGATTTCTCCCTCGCAAAGGTGATCTTCGACATTTTGGGGTACGACCCGGGTAACACACACACCCGGAAGATGGCGGCGATGAAGGTCACCGACGGTGACGTGAAGACACAGGCTTTCCTGAGCTTCGAAGAGAAGATCAAGACGGCGGGTATCGGGGAGCTGCGGGCACTGTGGAGCGAGTTCCACGCCGCACACCGTGAGGGTCAAATCCCGGTGGAGGAGCTTGAAGTGCTTCGGGAGCTGGCGAACTCGCGGAAGCAGGAAATCGAAGAAGCAAACGAGATGCAGCAGAACACTGAGGGTTTGCAAGCTGCTTAACCCGGTAGTCGGTAGGAATCCCCGCCCTTCGGGGCGGGGAGGACGTCAAAAATGAGGGTGCCTGGTGTGGGGAGGAAACACCAGGCACCCTCAGACCCCCTGGTTACGCGCGGCGTTCATCGCGCCTAGGAAAAGGATACCCTACTACTTTTTGCCCAGCAACTGATCTTCTTGCTCGTTGCAGATCATCCGTGAGAACCAAGCGGTGTACGTGGTGGACTTGGCGGTCAAGGGCCTGGCGCGCATCCGGTTGGCCAAGAGCGTTCGAGAACCAAGCGGTATACGTGCACGATTGCGCAAGACCCGTCTTGACAAACAACGGGTAGGGTTGTAAGGTTCTTACTACCAACCCCCCCTGGAAGTGGACAGAAAGGCAAACAGTGGCCGCTTACAAGCCGACTGAAGAGCAACAAGCCATTATCGACACCTACTTGACCGGCGGCGGGCTTGTTGTTGAAGCCGGCGCTGGCGCTGGTAAAACCTCCACGCTTCGCATGTGCGCCCAAGCCGACCCCCGTCGAAGCATCCTGTACCTGGCCTACAACCGGTCAATCGCCGACGAGGCGCGGTCGTCCATGCCTAGCAACGTGCGTGCACAAACCATCCACAGNGTCGCCTACCGCGAGATCGGTGCCGAGCACCGGAAGCGGGGCCGGGAAATCGGTGGCCGTCGTATCCCGGCTCGTGAAGTTGCCCAAATCCTTGGTATCACAGACCCGCTTCGCCTCGGTGACGACATCGCGCCGCTGTCTCCGCAGCAAGTAGCCCGGATTGTTATGCAAACCATTGACCGGTTTTGCAAGTCCGGCAGCTACGAGCTTGCCCTGTGGCATGTCCCCAAACTGCCAAAGATTGAAAACCGGGAGGTGTGGGAGGCGCTAGCGGCGGCGGTTCTGCCGTACGCCCAGAAGGCGTGGGCTGACCTGTGCTCCTATAACGGCAAGCTTCGTCTTGACCACGATCACTATTTGAAGCAGTTTCAGCTTCGCTGCCACCCTAACGCGGAGAAGCGGATTCGGCTTCGTTACGACGTGATCGCTGTCGACGAGGCCCAGGATTTGAACCCCTGCGTTGAGGCGATCTTGAAAGCGCAGAACCAGAACCTCGGCCCCCACGACCTGAAGACGCAGATCATCTACGTGGGTGACTCCTGCCAGTCGATCAACGGGTGGAACGGGGCGGTCAACGCAATGGCTAACGCCCCGGGGGCCCGGCTGTTCCTGACCCAGAGCTTCCGGTTCGGTCCAGTGATCGCCGAGGAGGCGAACAAGTGGCTCACCCTGCTGGGCGCTGAGCTGCGTATCCGTGGTTTCGAGGAGGTGCCGTCTTTGGTGGGCCGTATCGATTACCCGGACGCGGTGTTGTGCCGCACCAACGCCGGCGCGATCCGCCAGGTGGTTAAGGAACAGGCCGCTGGTCGGCGTGTGGCGTTGGTCGGCGGCGGAACCGAGATCAAGAACTTGGCGTATGCGGCGATCGACCTGAAACAGGGCCGGGGCACCAACCATCCTGAGCTGGTTGCGTTCAACACGTGGGCTGAGGTGCAAGAGTACGCCGACATGGACACAGCGGACTCCAACTTGAAGACCGCTATCAAGCTTATCGACCAGCTCGGTCCTGAAGTGATCATCGACATTATTGACAGCCTGGTTGAAGAACGCTACGCCGACGTGATCATCTCGACGGCGCATAAGGCCAAGGGCCGTGAGTGGGATCGGGTCCGGGTTGCCGATGATTTCCCGGAGCCGAAGGAAACCGACGACGAGTTGGGGATTTCCCGCGAGGAACTCATGCTGAACTATGTGACTGTGACCCGGGCACGCCGTGTGTTGGACCACTTCGGTGCGCTGTCATGGGTTGACGACTATGTGACTTCACCAGTGGTGAATCTGGACTCTGCTAGCGAGGTTTCCGAGCCCACTTTGGTGGGGGTTGGTGCGGGGCGATGAACCCGCGTATCAGCCGGCCGGAAATGAGCGAGAAAGACCTGTTGAACACGGTGCTTGATATGTGCCGCTTTTACAGGGTTCGGACCGCTCATTTCCGGCCGGCCCTCACTAGAGATGGCCGGTGGGTAACCCCCGTTCAGGGGGACGCTAAAGGCTGGCCTGACCTGGCCCTTGTCGGGCCAGGTGGCGCGTTGTTTCGGGAGCTGAAACGCCAACGGGGCGTGTTGACCCTGGAACAAAAGCACTGGCAAGACGTTCTGCGGGCTGCTGGTCTCGACGTTGGTGTGTGGAGACCTAGCGACCTGCGGTCAGGCCGGGTCAAGCAGGAAATCGAAGCGATCGCGCAACCCAAAACAGCATAGGAGTGAGATTGCAGAAACGCGACAACCGTACATGGAGGAGGCTGCTCATTGCGATTCGTGACCGTCAACTCGTTCTCGACCGTGACGGCAAATACCGGCACGCCGAGCTGAGGTATTGCGTTGACCCGCAACTCGACGATGCGGTAACGCTCGGATGGGTTGAGATTCCATACGGGCAGCATCCTCGGCTTACGAAAGAGGGGCGAAGGCAACTTTGGCTGTTGGAAAGCCGTCGACGCGCCAAAACCGAACTAGCCCAGTGAACACCGCAAACACAACAGGACGCCTGGTTTTCGAGATTGGAGGTGACACGTCATGACCACCTTGGTGGAAGCGCCCCGTGCGGTGCAGCTCGGCTACACGAAAGGCGGTAGCCGAAGCCATTTGGTGATCAATCCGGAGACGTTGCAGACCGCGTGTGGGCGGTACGCCGAATATACGTCCGAGATGGTGTCCCGCACCGGTGACATGTGCCGTGTCTGTTGGGGGCACCTGTCCGGGCAGAACGTGGCCGCCCCTCCCCCGCCTGCGTGGCCGGATGAGCTGTCTGCACCTGTAGGCATCTGCCCCGAATGTGGCGGTGAGGCGGTGCTACGTGACGGGCTCATTGATTGGCACGGGGAAGCTCGTCGACGAGTCGACGGGATCGTCTACACCAACCGGCCATGCCCCGGAATCGGATTCCCACCCGCGCAAGAGTGAGACCACATGTTGTTGTCCGATCAAGACATTTTGGCAGCGGTGAACTCCGGGGAGTTCACCCTTGCCCCGTTCGAGCCTAGGCTTCTACAGCCGTCCAGCGTCGATGTGCGGCTTGATCGTGTCTTTCGGGTCCTCAACCATCGTCACACCCACATTGACCCGTCGACACGGCAGGACGACCTCACTGTAGAGGTCCGTGTCCCGGAGGGGAAGCCGTTTGTGCTGCATCCGGGGGAGTTTGTATTGGCCTCCACGGTTGAGGTGGTCACCCTTGGTGTTCAGCTGGCGGGCCGGTTGGAAGGCAAGTCCAGTCTCGGCCGGTTGGGGTTGCTGGTGCACTCCACTGCTGGGTTCATCGATCCCGGGTTTTCGGGCACGGTGACGCTGGAGCTGTCCAACGTTGCCGGCCTGCCGATCACGTTGTGGCCGGGGATGCGGATCGGGCAGCTGTGTCTTTTCCGGCTGTCGTCTCCTGCCCGCTACCCGTACGGGTCGAAGGTGTACGGGTCCCGCTACCAGGGGCAGCGTGGCCCCACCCCAAGCCGGGCATGGAAGAACTGGCAACCCCCAAATTTCCCCTAACCCCCTGTTTGGGTTGAAAGGTGCACACATGAAGATCAGGTACACGGAACACCCGAAACAGCTCGCTGATGTGGTGGCGTGGGTGACTAAGGCGGTTGCGGCGCGCCCGAACCCGCCGATTTTCGGCGGGCTGCTGATCAACGCTGGTGAGGATGGGGTGACGATCTCTGGGTACGACGGTGCTGTCACTCACCGCGCCCACGTTGACGCTACCGTGGACTCCACTGGCACAGTGGTTGTCTCCGCCAAACTGTTCAGCGAGATCTTGAAAATGCTGCCGACGCATCCAGTGGAGATCACTGAGGACGCCTCTGTATTGCGGATGCAGTGCGGAAACGCCGAGTTCACTTTGCCGTTGCTGCCGGCTGAGGATTATCCAACTCTGCCGGAGATCCCGGACCGGGTGGGCACCGTGGACAGTGTCGCGTTCGCCCGGGCGATCCAGCAAGTCGCGGTCGCGGTGAACAAAAACAGCCCCCTGCCGGTGCTTACCGGCATGTATCTGGCCTACAACGACCGTGAACTTGTGTTGGCTGGCACAGACCGCTACCGGTTGGCCATTCGGCGGCTCAGCTGGCAGCCTGCCCAACCTGGCGTAGCAGGCTCGGCTGTGTTGCCTGTGTCAGCGTTGACTACCACAGGAAAGATCTTGAGCGGGGTGGCGGAGCGTACCACGCTTGCTGCCGGAGACCACCTGTTTGGGCTTGAAACCGAGCTTCGAACCACAGTGATGCCTCAGCTGGGCGGTAACTACCCTGACGTCTTCCAAGTTCTGCCGAAGGCAAATGACATCACCGCCTCGGTGTGGCTTGACCCTCGGCATATAGCCGAGGTGGTGCGTCGAGTGATGACAGCGGTGGGGCAGCTGTCCCAGCCGGTCACTCTCACCCTCGCACCCGGCAAGTTGACGGTGTCGACATGTGACACGTCACATGAGATCGGGCGAGGGCAAGAGGTCGTCGCCGGAGAGGACTTGTATCGGCACACCGGCGATCAACATGTAATCACCTTCAATGCGAGTTACCTGACCGACGGGTTGGAGTCGTTCGGGTCGACGCCGGTGGTGTTGCAGGTGACTAACCCGCGCTGTCCAGCGTTGTTGATGCCTGCACCCGGTGACACGGGCGAGAGCCCGGATACACACCAGTACTTGTTGATGCCTGTCAACCATCGGTAACCCCCTCAGAAGAGAGAGTCGTTATGTCTCTGCCGTCGATCACGCTTATTGGGAATCTCGTTGATGATCCGGAGCTGCGGTACACGCCGTCTGGTCGGCCGGTGGTGAATTTCCGGATAGCGGTGACCCCCCGGGTGTGGGACCGGGAAACCCGCGAGTGGCGTAACGGGGATCCGCTGTTCCTGCCTTGTTCGTGGTGGGGGCAGCCTGCGGAGAACGTTGCCGAAAGCCTCGAAAAGGGCGCGCGGGTAATCGTGTCTGGGCAGTTGCGGCAACGTACGTTCGAAACCCGTGAGGGCGAGAAGCGGACCGTGATGGAAGTGCTTGTAGAAGAAGCGGGGGCGTCGCTTCGCTACACCACGGTGACGGTTAAACGGGTGCAGCGGAGTGGTGCCAGCAACAGCGGTCAGCAGCAGCCCAGCCAGCAGGATCAGTGGGCTAGCGACACGCCCCCCTTCTAGACAGTCCTGACGGTCCTGTTCCGCAGGGTGTGGCGCGTCGCCGCTGGCAGGGATGCGCCACACCCTTCCTTTTCTCTCTCTTTCCTCAGGCTGGTTTGGAGCGTTTCGATGCGTCACTACGCGCAGCTTGCTACATCGATTTGGCGGCCTGGCGACGAGTTCAGTCAGCTGAGTGTGACAGCCCAATGGGTCTACATCATGTTGATCAGCCAGCCGGACATTAGTGCTGCTGGGGTGCTTCCGTTGGCGTTGAAACGCTGGTCGGCACGGGCGAAGGATTGCAGCCCGGAGCTGATTATGGGGGCGCTGCGGGAGCTTGCCGAGCATCGTTTCGTAGTTTTCGATGAAAACACTGAAGAGGTGTTAGTCCGCACGTTTGTGAAATGGGATAACGGGTATCGGAATTCGAAGCGGCGGCCGGTGATTCTGCGTGCGGCGGAACAGGTTGAGTCGCTTGTGTTGCGTCGGGTGCTTGCCGGTGAGCTGGCACGGTTGGGGTTACGGGTGGATGGGCTCGACACCTCAGACGATGGGGCATCCGATGCCCTATCCGATGGGTCACCGCCTGGGCTGCATGTCCCCCGAGGGGACGCCCCAGGGGGGCAGGCGCGCGAAACCAGGGAAAGGCTGTTTCCGCAGGTAGATAGGCTATCCGATGCCCTATCCGATGGCCCATGCGATGCCCCTGCCGATGGGACATCCCGTTTTGACGGGGTTGGGTTAGGGCAACACCTATCTACCCCCAACCCTCAACCCTCAACCCTCAACCCTCAACCCCTGCTTCCCGCCTTCGGCGGGCAAGACACCCCTAGCAGCCAAAAGCAAGATCTGATTCATTCTGGTAGCATTGTTGCCGCCTACGTGGCGGCCGCCCAAAAGGCAGGTAGGACCGTTCCCACAGGGTTTCGAGGTCAGCTTGGTCGATCAGCGAAACAGCTGCTGGAAAAAGACCAGGTTGATCCTCAGATGCTGCTAGAGGTTGCTCAGCTCGCAGGCGCTGAGGGCTGGGTCAGCTTGGAGCGTGCGCTGATGGTGTACCAGCGGCAGCAGCAGAACCGTCAAGGTCGTCGCAGTGGGGCGCTTGGCACCCACAACCAGTCAGGCAAGGTGCAGGGCACTCATGAGGTTGACCCGGCACGCTACCAGGCACCGCTGTAGCAACACCGCTGCTAGGGACAGGGACAGGACATGACCAACAACAACGGATCGTCCCCACTGGGGACAGTGGACTACCGGATCTTGGCGCGGCGTTTCGCCGAGCGGCACAACATCAACCTGGACGAAGTGCCGCCGCCACCCCCTTTCAACCCTGTTGATCACCATCTTGCACGGGTGCAAGATCTCATCGAAGCCCGGTTCCCCCGACGGTTTCGGTGTGCGCACCCCTCTCATCCTGGTGTGTTGCGGTGGGTTCAGCTTTATCTCACTAACCGTGAGGACTGCCCAAATCTGCTGGTGCTAGGCCCAACCGGGCCAGGTAAAACCACTGAAGCGTACGGTGCGCTCCGGCATGTGCTGCTTGAGCTCGCGAAGCGGGGAGAGCGGATCACCTTCGCCGCCGTCAACCACCCGGATTTCCACGCCCGGCTGGATGTGTCCAAGTACGACCCCCACCATGCTGAGGCGCAGCGGATGTTGGACAACCTCGGGCAAGTTGATCTTCTGCTGTTCGATGAACTGTCCGGCGGCAAGACGTACGACGCGACTGAGATACACCTGTACCGGCTGGTGAACAGCAGATGGGAAAACCAACGTCCAATGATCGTCACCACGAATCTGCCACCTGACCAGCTGCGGGATTTGGTGGATGAGCGGATCGTGTCACGGTTGGCTGACTCCATTCAGGTGACGATGCAGGGGCCGGACCGGCGTCGTGAAAGGGGTGAGGTGTGGTGAGCATGGTCACTGACCATTTGGTACGCAGTGACGACGTGTCGCCCTTGTATGACCACGGCGCTGAACGGATGGTGCTCGGGGCGATGATGCTCAACGACAAGATCGTTGCAGAGGTGGAAGGGATCCTCACCTCGTCGTCGTTTCACTACCCGCCGCACCGGCTCGTGTTTGAAGCCCTAATTCATCTGCGCGCCAACAACAAGCCAACTAGCCCCGAAGCTGTAGCTGGGCACCTCCACGAGCTGGGCAAGCTTCAGCTCATCCCTAAAGGTGCGGTCTATCTGGTGGACCTTATCCAGCAGGTGCCGATTCCGGATCAGGGGTTGTTCTACGCCCAGCAGGTCAAACGGAAAGCCGTATCTCGCATCCTGTACGAGGGACTGCACCACGCCATCAAGATGATCACTAGTGATGGTGCGTCCCCAGAAGCTGTTATCGAAAAGATCAACGATCTTACGTCGTTGGCGACTTTTCAAACTGCTGTCGACGGCGGTCCGGTGCTGTGGCGTGACTTGATCCAACCTGGATTTGACGCGATCGAGCAGGCTGCTGAGAACGCCGGGAGAGACACCGTCGTAGACGCTATCCCCACCGGCATCATCGACCTAGACCGGTTGATCAACGGTTTGCAGCGTCAACGCCTGTACATCGTGGCAGGTGTCCCCGGAGCTGGGAAATCCACACTTGGGGCCGGTGACTTCGTGCGGTCGGCGGCATTCCGGCACAACAAACCCACACTTGTGTTTTCGATGGAAATGACCCGGTTGGAGCTTTTCAACCGGTTGTTGTGTGCAGAAGCTCAGGTCGAGTCACAGAAGTTGATTACTGGGGCGTTGCAGGAACAGGACTGGTCACGGCTTGCGAAGAAAGCTGGGGAAACTTCCGAAGCCCCGCTGTGGATCGACGACAGCAAAGGTATTACGATGGCGGATATTCGGATGCGTGCCCGCCGCTGGAAGCAGCAGCATGACATCCAGCTTGTGGTCATCGACTACCTAGGGTTGATTGACTGTCGTGATTCGCTTGCGCCTCGGAATCAACAGGTCGACTCGATCGCGCGGCAGGCTAAGCTGCTTGCGGGTGAGCTTGACATTCCGGTGGTGCTGTTGTGCCAGCTTAACCGTAACTATGCGCACCGCACTGATAAGCGTCCTCGGTTGACGGATCTGCGGGAGTCTGGGGGGATCGAAGCCCACGCCGATGTGGTGATCTTTGTTCATCGTGAAGACGTGGTCGAACAGGATTCGGAGCATTCTCGATCAGGTGAAGCTGACCTGATCGTGGCGAAAAACCGGGGTGGCCCCATCGGCACGGTTACTGTCGCTGCTCAAATGCACTTCAACCGGTTTGTGTCTATCACTATCGATGTTCCACCGGTGGATGTGTCGGTATAGCTGATCGACGAGCTCAAGAAGACCAACCCGCATGTTCAGGGTTGGTCTTCTTGTTTTTGTATGATCGCACGCGGGTTCTGCCGCCTATCACGGCGGTTTTCTTTTGCTCGGGTGTGGCTTGTGGTTAGGGGTTTCTTTGCAGAAACCGCCCACAACCACAAATAATGATCTTCAGGGGTGTTGGTCCTCGAAGAGAAAGGGGACACGTTGCCGGCATCGTCAGCTTGGTGTGCGTTCGGTTCGCATTGCCGTGCGCCGCAGCGTCAACCACTTGACCCCACGCATTATGCGCCGCTTTGCCCTACCTGTCTCGACCATGCTGCTGTCGATATTCGACGGCTGCTCTTCGACTATCTTGATCTTGCCCAGTTGCAGTATCCCACCCTCGCCCACAATCTGCATCGGGTGGTGACAGCACCACGATCAACCCCTCATTCCCACATGCCGATCAAACCTGCCCCTGAGGCGCTACAAGCCGAGATCCTGCACACCGTGACCACCTGGGAGGTGGCATTGTGCCGGCATGTGGGGCTGCCTGAGCCTGATACGCGGGTACGCCGAGGGATGGCTGTACAGCGGGCTACCACCTTGTTGGCGGCACGGGTCGACGAGCTGGCGTGTGTCGCACCGATCAAGGTACGCCCGACCGGGTGTGAGGACGAGCCGGTGCAGATGGCCGGGTGGGAGGCGATCGCCCATATGCAGGCGCTGCACCATCGAGCACGCAGCATGCTCGGACTCACCCAACGCATTCGGATTTTGCCTGGCACATGCCCGCATTGCCATACAGGCCAGCTTGCCCAGGATGAGCCCCGCTATGTGGGCGACCCGTGTGATGTGAGGTGCCTTAATTGCGGCATTAACGCGCCGTATGAGCATTACGAGCAGTGGGTGTCCGCAGTGTTGTTTGGGGGTGGGCGTGATACGAGTCGATGATTCCCAGCCGGTACGTAAAAAATGGCCGTTCGCTGGGGATACGCAGCTTCAGCGGGCGCGTCGTTGGGCTCTCGCCTATCGGCAGCAGCTTCGGCGGGCTGACCCGCAGGCGTGTGACATGCTCGACAATCTTGCCCGCTCGTATGGGGATTCGTGGGTGTGTGGCCGTCTCGTTACTGTCGATGATGAGGCGTTGCTGACAACAGCAGAGGCTGCGGAGTTTGCGGAAGTCACGGTGGAGACGATCCGGAAGTGGCGGACTCGTGGGGTAAGAACCCCGTCAGGGGGGCGTATGTATTTGGCTGTTAAGGGGTTGAATGAACGTGGTTGGCCGGTATTTCGGGCGGGTGATATTCGGGTGATGGCTAACATGGCTCGTCAGAGCCGGCTTGTGCGGAAGTGATGGTGTTGACATGTGGGTTAGTATGGTGCTAACTTGTGTGTGTGGCACCCGTGTGTCTTTTGGCGGGTGTGATGCGTGGTGAGTGGTGTGGATACCCCTGACATGGGGCGGCCGAAGAAAAAGCGTGGCCGTCCCCGCAAACCACGTCCCCAAACCCAAGACAAACCGGCCAAGTGCGGTGCCCGTAAACGAGGCAGCGAAGGGGTGTGCGCCTACCCAGCGGGCTGGGGCACCGACCACGTTGGCTATGGCCGCTGCAAACTCCACGGCGGCAACACCCCCACCCACCAGAGAGCCGCGCAGAAAGCCAAAATCGAGCACGCTGTAGCCACCCTCGGGTTACCCCGCGAAATCGACCCGAGAGACGCCCTGCTTGAAGAGGTGTATCGCACTGCCGGTGCGGTAGCGTGGCTCGACCAACAGGTTCGAACGCTCCTGCCCGAGGAAGTGATCTGGGGCAAGAGCGAAGAAATCGACCGGCAGGCCACCGAATTCCCCGGCATGGACGCCACCTACAAAGCCCAAGTCCATCTGTGGGTGGAACTGTGGCAGCGGGAACGAGCCCACCTCGTCCGCGTTTCAAAAGAAGCGATCGCGGCAGGGATCGAGGAACGTAAAGTGCGGCTTGCTGAACAACAGGGTGCCCTGCTCGCAGGTGTGATCAAAAGCATTCTTGCTGACTTGGAACTCACCCCGGAACAGCAGGCCAAAGTACCGGTGGTGGTGCCGAAACGTTTACGTGCGGTAGCTGATTCCATGACCGCCGTCTAACTGAAAAGCGGCAGCGCAAGCCCTGCCCTTCAGGGCGGGGATTCCTACCCCGCCCTGAAGGGCAGGGAGGACATCAAAGACGATAACCGCAATGCTCAGCGACTTTGACCCGTGGAAGATCGCGGCACGATTTTTCGAACCCACTCCCCCATCTCCATTCGCCGACGACCCAGTTAGCTGGTGTCAGGACCAGCTCGGTGAATTTTTGTGGTCTAAACAGCGGGAGATTGCCGAGAGTGTCCGGGACCATCGACGCACAGCGGTGAAATCATGCCACAACGCCGGCAAAAGCTGGATTGCGGCCCGAATCGCGGTGTGGTGGATCGCCACCCACCCCCCGGGCGAGGCGATCGTAGTGTCAACTGCGCCCACATATAAGCAGGTTCATGCGATCTTGTGGGAAGAGATCCGGGCAGCAGCCCGGAAAGCCGCCAATCGGGGACAACCCCTACCAGGCCGAATTTTGCAATCGGATGAATGGAAGCTTGACGACGGCACCATCGTCGGGTTCGGGCGGAAACCTGCCGACACCGACGAGCATGGTTTTCAGGGGATTCACCGCCGCTACGTGTTAGCGATCCTGGACGAGGCGTGCGGTATCCCCGCCCAGCTGTGGACAGCGGTTGAGGCGATCACCACCAACAGGGATTCCCGGATTCTCGCTATCGGCAACCCTGATGATCCGTCAACCGAGTTTTTTGAGGTGTGCAAACCCGGCTCGGGGTGGAACGTGCTGCGGATCAACGGGCTGCAAACCCCGAACATGACCGCTGACGCGCTCGCCGCCCACCCGGAGCTAGAAGAACTGTTTGACCGGTACGGGCTACACCCGGTAGACGAGTGGGTGCCGGATGAGCTACGCCCACTCATGCTCGACCCCGAATGGGTTGTTGACAAGATCCGCCGCTGGGGGGTTGACTCCCCTCGATTCATGTCAAAAATTCTCGGTGAGTTCCCGGAGATCACCGAGGACGTTTTGATTCAACCGGCGTGGATACGCGCAGCCCAAGAACGGAATCTTCGGCCAGGATCTCCCTCGATTCTCGGTGTGGACGTGGCCCGATTCGGCTCCGACCGGACGATCCTATGTCTTCGCCGTGGCCCTGTTGCTCGGATCATCGGTGATTATTCGATGCAGACCACCACCGAAACCACTGGGCGGGTGATTCAAGCAAAGCGGGAACATGGTGTGGATGAGATCCGGGTGGATGGGGTCGGGGTTGGCGCGGGAGTCGTCGACCAGTTGGTTGAGCTTGGCCACGATGTGGTAGACATGCAGGCCGGGACACGAGCCACCGATCCGGAGCGTTTCGCGAACGCCCGAAGCGAATGGTATTGGGCGTTGCGGGAACGTTTCGAACAAGGAGACATCGACATCGACCCGGCAGACGATGAACTCGCTGCACAACTCGGGGCGATCAAATACCGGTACACGGCACGGGGGCAAATCCAAATCGAATCGAAAGATGAGATGCGGAAACGTGGGATGCCGTCCCCGGACCGAGCTGATGCGTTGATGTTGACTGCTGCTAGTTTGCCGCCACCGGAGCAGATTGTGACAGCAGCGGATCAACTGTACGTTGAGGGAAGTATCAGCCTGTATTAGGAGGGTGGCCGTGGGTTTGTTCAATCGACGCCGCGACACCCCGAGTGAGACTGTGGAGAATCTGCGTCAGCAGTTAGCGATCGCGGAAGCCAACCTGGAGTTGGTGCAGCAGCGGTATATCGCAGCTACCTCACTTCACGGTGAGGCGCGGATGCGGGAGTCGGTGGCGTCGCTGGAGCACATGTTCCTGTCCGACCCGGAGTGGATGCGGGTCACGGCTGCCAGCCAAGTCGAGTTCACGGAGGAAGGGCTTCGCCGTATCCGGGAAATTTGCCGGGTAGCGTCGATTGCTAACCCGCTGCTTCGCCGTGCGCTGTCGTTGCGTTCCGCATACGTGTGGGGACACAGGGTTGAGATCCAGGTTCGTGGTAACAACACCGACGATGACGTCACCAAAACGGTGATCCACAAGATTCAAGATGTGGTGAACCAGTTTTGGAATGACCCGCTGAATCAGCAAGCGGTGACCGGTGCTATTGCACGTGATCGGTTGGAACGCACCCTCGGCACGGATGGGGAACTGTTCATCGCATTGTTCACCGACTCGAAGAATGGGCATGTGCGGGCCCGGGTGATTGGTGCGGACAGTATCACCAGGATTTACACGAGCCCTGGGGACCGAAACGAGCACTGGTTCTATCAACGTGAGTGGGATGAGATCACTTACAGGGATGATGGAACCCAGAAAGTTGAGCGGAAGAAAGAACTCCATCCGTCGATCAACTATCGGCCGATCGACCAGCCGTCTTCGTATGCGGGGCTGTCTGTTCGCTGGGATGCGCCGATCATTCATGTGGCGGTCAACCAGCCGGAAGGCTGGCTGCGTGGCATCCCTGATGTTTTCTCGGCGTTGAATTGGGCGCGCGCCTATAAGGAGTTCCTCGAAAATTGGGCGACGCTGATGAAGAGCCTCGCCCAATTTTCGAGGAACTCCTTATAGG